TTTGCCGAATAAGCTCCTGGGGCTGTTTGGTTAACTACCCCAAAGTTTCCTAAGGTAGCTCTTGTAAGTTCAATTCCTTGTTGTCTATTTCTTAAAGCGGTATCTCGTAAAAATAAAGTTATTGCAAATGCCATTACTAAATCATCATTATAACCTGATTGGGACTGGGCTTTACCATTTTTCCAAACAAATACTCTTAACTCACTCATTAACCTTTTTGACTGGATTATAACTGATTTTTCATGTATATATGATACTAGTTTTGATATACATAAAGGTCGGGTTTTCATGGAAGTTGTAAATCCAGGTACCATACCTTGACCATTTTCCATTCTAGCCATTTGGTTTTCACTGGCTCCTAATGTAGTATCTGCTTTAGAGGAATAATATAGATTTCTATATCCCCTTTCAATTAATTGTTCAATTACACTCCAACCTATATTAGCGTTTTCTACAACTAATAAAGCATCACAATATTCAGTAGATATTGAAAATAAAATATTTGCAAAATCTTTGGTTGGGATTTGAGCTTTATATTCAGCTACTTGTTTAGCAGCTTCTATATCTAAAATATGAAAAGCAGAATAGTCAGTTCCATCACCTCTAGCAACGTCAGCTACCACCAGATAAGATTTGGTATAATCTGGTGTTTCCCATATCCATAGAGACCCATCTACTCCTCTTCTTTCCATAGGATCTGAAGTAAAAGAATCTTCATAAAAATTAAGCATATCAGGTTCAATAACAGTATCCCCTGATGTACTAAAATCACAATCACATTCTTGAGCGGCGTGTCTTATTCCTAAGATTTCATCTTGATCATCTCTCCATACTTGGTCTCGTTCTGGGTGAACAGTCCATGGTAAGGATAAGGGGACAAATTTATTTTCTTTGGCTTGAGCTTTAGTAAAGGATTTATGGAACCAGTTACCGGTACCATAAGGGGTGGATAAGGCCAAACATTGACCTCCAGTAGCTAAAGTTTGTTGTGCTGATGCAAAAATCTCATCTATACCTTCAATAAAAGCAGCTTCATCAATAATAAGGAATGAAACAGCTTCTGATCTACCTGCATCTGCTGTTGCCCCTACTGCTTTAATTTGTGATCCGTTAGCTAAACGTAGTGATAATTTATTATGTTCCACCGTTTTAATCTGCATCCATTTAGGAAGCGCATCATATGCGAACCTAACCTTGGTAACCATATTTTTCGCTGTTTCTTGTTTAGTAGCGATACATAGAACGTTTTTATCCTTCTGGAATAACATCAACCATAAAGAATAAGCTGATGCTAGAGTTGAAATACCTAACTGTCGGGATTTATTGATAATTGTATATTCATTCTTTTGAAGTTGTATTAATACTTTTTCTTGGAATATATAAAGGTTAAATTGGATTCTACCTTTTTGAGGGTGTTGGATCCAATAATATTTCTTCATCCAGTAAACTGGATCTTGGGCACATCTAAGCCATTCTTGTTTAATAATCTCCTTTAATGGGAGTTGAGTATTTTTGGGCATAACTTATTTTTTATTTTATTACAGGTCTTCCCCACTCATTAAATCAGCAGCACTCATTTGTCTTGGAGTTATTTTTTTCTCTAATGCTTTTTTCTCAGCTGTTAAATCTTTTAATTGAGCTATAATATTTGCTTCTGCAGGTGTACCTTTAACCTCTTGGTATTCTTTGGCTAAAGATTTCATTTTTTTAGTTACTTGAGCTAATCTCTCAATTTTAGTACCTAATCTTTTATTACCTTTAGCAGCTTTTATAGCTTGATTATTCATTTCTTCTTCATCAGATTCCATACCTGATGATATATCACTTGGTACTAAGTCAGCTAATTTAGTTGAATTAGATTTTGGATTAGTTATTTTTAATTTTGAAGATTTGGTTTTTGGAGCAGCAGCTGCTTTATTTGGATCAGCTAGTTTATCTGTTTTGACAGTAGATGGAGAGGACCCAACTTGAACAAAGGCCGCTAATTCTTTTTCTAATACTCCTCTGGATTTTGGGTTATTAAAAGTAGCCATATCTTTACCAGTTTGTTTAGCTAATTCTTTATAATCAATTTCTCCAGTTTTTTCTAGAGTATCTAAAGTATTATATAATGTGGTTCCAGGTTTATATTTTTCTTTAGCGGCAGCAATTGCAGCTTTAGCTTCTGGTGAATTATCTGCTATTTTATAAAATGAAGCCATTTCTTCTAATGTTTCACCTTCATCAATAAAGTCAGTATCAAGGTAATAGTTTTCCATATCATCTTCACTATCAAATCCTTGGTCTTCGTACCCTTCAGCTAATAATTGGTTTCTAAATTTTAATAAATCAATTGAACTCATTTTATATTTTTTAATTAGATTTTAATATAAATATTAAAAGGAAATTACTTTTTTAATTTGATTAATCCTTTCCTCTACTGAGCCTGATATACTATGGGAGTTATTTATTCTATGGGAATATAAATTTAATATATTTTGTATAGTAAAATCAATTAAATCCCTATATTCAGCATTAGTGGCACGAACTCCATTATCTTCTATCTCTACTCCTAAAGGAGAAACATAAAAAATATAATCATATTCATTAATAAAATTACAAGCATATTCTTCAAATAGCAATTTATTGGTATCTTTAATTGATTTAGAAGCATTAGTAAATGCCATTACATCAATAACTGTTCTATCAGTTATTAAATTATCATACATTAATTCCGAAACACGTTCAGCTAAAAATATTGTCTGCCCTTTTAATGTTGAATCGGTATTTAAAGGAATACCTAAATCTCTTAAATACTTACTACGCTCAGTAGCAAAATGATAATCTTTAAACTGTGGTAATTCTTTTAAAGCATTAACTAATGTAGTTTTACCTACAGATACAGTACCTACTAATCCTATTTTCATATAACTTTAATTTTTATAATACATTAATATAATAAGGCTCCCTGCGGGAGCCAAATTTATTTATTAGAATCTTGATTGTACTTGAGGATTTTTTTCTGGTGGGACTCCATTTCTGTCTCTTCGAGCCTCTATCCAATCTTCTTTTGTGTATTGAAAACCGTATATATAATATTCAGATTTTTGTTTTAATTCTTTTGGGTATTTTAAAGCTGGCCCATCCCAAGAATGTAATTTGTTATCAAAAAAAGTAATTGTTTTACCTTCAGGTGTAGTTAAAGTTCTTGTTCTATAATCTTTATCAGACATAACATTATTTTATTTGGTTAAAATATTTTAAAAAGTCGGCTATAACTATTTGATTTTTTGGTTCTGATATAGAAAATGCTTGTTCAATTAACTGTTTAATAGGTTTTTTAGATTCAGTTAATAGATTTTTAATTGGAGTTAAAGCAGATTCTGCTAATATTAATTCATCCAATGTACCATAATCCTCAACATCATTAAGGTATAAGGTTAAAATTTCTTGCAATTTATTTTGAGAAATATTCATATACTAATCTTTTAATATGTTTAGCTACTTCATGTAATTTTTTAATTTGGTTATTTAACCATTGTAATCTTTCTCCCATACGTTTGCCCTCCATTGGTTTTTCAATATTACCTGATGGTATATATTGAAGTAGTGGTTTCATATATTCACTACCAGTTAAAAATATAAATTTGTCTTTTTCAGGACTAATACCTAATGATTTTATTTGTGATATTACTTTTTCACCCCAAGCATTTTTTTCATCTTTAGGCATTTCTTTTAAAGTTTTATCATAAGGAGATAGCACCTTTGTCATAGGTACTAGAAAATGTTTAGCAGATAAAATATATATTTTGTCAGGTTTAAGAGATAAACCATACTCTTTTGTTTTTTTAAACATGGGGGATGCTGAGTATAGATCTTGGGCCTGTGATGGTTTATCAAGTTTTGATTTAGTACAGCTTAAAAGTACAATTGTAGACATTTAGTATATTTTACACCCATAAATATTAAAAAAGTAGTTATTTAATAAATTCTTTTACATTTATACTTAATTAATTTTTATTTTTGTACCTGGTAAATCTTCATTTATAGTTGATTTTGAACTATGAACCCATAGTATTGGTTTTCTAACTTGTGTTTTAGGAGCAATACATTCACCATCAGTTAAATAAATTAAGTTATTAAACTCATTTTTATGTTCAAGTAGGTATTTAAATACAGGTTCAAAGTCAGTACCACCTCTACCTTTAACTACTATATCTTCTAATTTATCTTTATAGTCATATATTCTTTGAATAATAGTATCACATTCTATTATAGTTACTTCAGTACCAGTTTTATACATATGGTGAATTTCATTAAAAAATTCTAATACTTCAACATCTGAAACTGATCCTGATGTATCAATGGCAACTAATGTACGTTTATTTTGTTTAATTTTTAAAGCAGGATTACCATAAAAACGTTTATTAGGTTTACGTCTTGTTTTTTTAGTAAATACTTTAGGTGATACAGACGCAAATCTTCTTAAGTAAGATTTCCAATCTAAAACAGGTTCTGATATTTCAAATAAACCTTTAATGTAACTTTCTAATTCAGATGGAATTAAACCTCTACCCTTCTTCTGTAATTCAGAGGCAATTTCTTTTAATTGATGGTCAATTTGTTTTTGAATTAACTTACGTTCAGCCTCACTCATACCCTCCATGGCTTCCCATAAATCATGCCAATCTATTTCAATACCATTTACAAATTGAGCTATATCTCCATCAGGGTTGTCATCTATTTCTTGTTGAATAGCATCATAATAATATTTAGTACCTTGTTTAGGTAATAATTTAAGATCTTTAAACATACCCTGATCATATTCTAAACCATCCCAACTATCACCTTTATATTCAGTTTCAATGTATTGATTAATTTCTAAATCAGCGGCAATATTTGATAATTTTTTGTTTTCAAATCTTTCAAAATTTTCTAAATGAAAGAATACAATATGAAGTAGCTCATGTTTTAGAACAGCCAGTTTGGTTTTATCATCTAAGTCTAACCAAAACTCTGGATTAATACAAAGTTTAATATTAATTTTATCCGGAGTGACACAAGCTGTTTGAATATCTGTTCTTAACTCTTTATTTAGAGCTATTAAAAATAAACCATAAAATGGTTCTTTTAACATAAGTAGTTTGGATTGCTTTGCTACTTCTTGATATACATCTATCATAACCTTTTTTATTTAATATATGAAATTAACCTCTAAAAGCCAAACTAGAGTCAATTAATTCAATATAACCATCTTTATAAATATCTTTTAAATATAAATTTATATTTTGTTTTATAAAATTATTAATAATCTCTAGATTTTTAGGATTATTTTTATGTAATTTATATAAACTTACACTGAACTCTCTCCAGTCTTTTTCAAAAAATATCTTTTTTGATTTAAAATACTTTAATGTACTTTTAAAACTAGGGGTATTATTTATACTTAACCCAGATCCCCAAATAAATTTATTATTATGTTTATTTAAAAATAAAGCAATCATTAGTGAATTTTTTTCAATATTAACATTTGAAAGCATTTCTAAAGCTAAATTAATGTTATCTTGTGATTTACTTTCAAACATATCATCTAAAGTAGATAAATATTCTTCATCTAATTCAAAACCCTCC